TTGGACGACGAGCCAACCGACTCATCACCAGTGAACTGGAGCTGCTCAATAAGATATTCGTGAGCACTTTGAGCCATTCTGCGACGCTCTTCTGTGTCTAAAAACACATAATCCACATATAAAGACGCGGCAACTAAGGACATCTGATATGCGGTAGAAACTCTTAGCGAACTGGTGGACGAAGTATTGCTTAGCGAAGTCACCGCCCATAAACACTCATCCACAGGGCGAAGATCAATATTAATCTTGATCTCGTGATACTGAAGAGCAATCAATGGAAGGGCAAGACCGGGGTTGCGGCAATACCAAAATTGAAGAGGCACATAAAGAGTGGTCTCTGGAAGCGCGTTGCGAGGCGCACACACTTGGGTGGGAGCGCTGGTGGAGCAAGGGCCGTCAACCGCGGCAAACGAAGGATCAGTAATGAAGGTTAATTGAGTGGTGTTGCCAACCATCTTATAGTATCCTTTTTGCTGCTCTGAGGTAAGAGTGAGCTGATTCCAGATATGCATCCAATCACCATACTGGCGATCAATGCGCTGACCACCAATTTCAACTTCAACAATGTTGATGATTTGCTCGCCAGGGAAGTCTAACCAGCGGGCAAAGACACCAGTCTCACCTCTGTGCTGATCGCCAGCACCAGCCGCTAGACGAGTCGAAGCCGCCGCGAGCGGATTCATCTGCTGGTTAATTTCAGGTAGAGTGATCTGTAAATAGGTGCGATATGCTAAATCACCATTACGCGAGATGGTGCAAGTGACACGACGGCCAAAATCCGCCTGTCCGTTGAATGTTTGCTCGATCGATTCCATCGCAAAGTTAGTGTAACGACGATAGGTTACTTTCCAAAATGTAATCTGCGGATTGCCGACAAGATAGACATCTTGTGCGCCATAAGCGACGAGTTGCATTAAGCCTCCTCCCATTTAATAATATAACAAAAGAAAAAAAATTTAAAAAAAAAATTAAATTAAACTAATTACTTTTTAAAAAGGTTTTCATAGGTTTTCATAGGTTTTCATAGGTTTTCATAGGTTTTCATAGGTTTTCTTAGAAGGATTCAAATTGATTGTGCTTAATTATATATATATTTAATTAATTAAAAATATATATATATCATTAATTATTATATGAATAATTTTAAACCTAAAAATATAAGAACGATTATTGAAAAGCCTAAAGAGTCGTTGGATTTCAAACACGAAAAGTTTTTAGAAGAATTTATAGAAATTTCAAACACGATTATTCCTAAATTAGAATGTGAAAGAAAAAATTTATTTCTTCAATATAATAATTGTAAATCCTTTGATGAAAAATTGGAGATAAAAGATACAATTAAAACAATTGATCATAAAATCAATACTTTAAAAAAAAAGAAAAAACAATATTTTTTAGACAATTCGATTTATATATTTAATTATTTTGAAGAAAAAAAAAATATTTCACAAACGTTAAGCAATACAAGCGTATTGGAAAAATTTTTCAAGATTTCGGATTGCAGCAATAATTCTATTACAAAAAATAATCTAAACATACAAAAATATTTTTCGAATATTGATCCCGGAAATATTGATATTAATAATTTTATATGTGAATCTGATATCTGTAGAGTTTGTAATGTTGGAGAATTAATTCATATAGAACACGAAGGGTTGTTGGTTTGTAATAATTGTAGTGCGAATCTTAAATATATTATAGAAAATGATAAACCAAGTTATAAAGAACCGCCTAAAGAAGTTTGTTTTTATTCTTATAAACGAATAAATCATTTCAGAGAAATTTTAGCTCAATTTCAAGCAAAAGAAACTACCTTAATTCCTGATGAGATTCTTGAAAACATAAGTCAACAAATTAAAAAAGAACGGCTCGATATCAAAACCATCTGTAATAAAAAAATTAAAGAAGTGCTAAAAAAATTAAAATATAACAAATATTATGAGCATATCCCTTTTATAAAAGATAAGTTAGGTGTTCGTCCGCCAGTAATGACCTCCGAATTGGAAGAAACATTATGTAATCTCTTTACTGAAATTCAAGTTCCATATGCGAAGTTCTGCCCTGAAGAGCGTGTTAATTTTTTAAATTATTATTATACTATTTATAAATTATGCGAATTGTTGAATCAAAAAGAGTTTTTACCCTTCTTTCCAATGTTAAAAGATAGAGAGAAAATAATTGAACAAGACGAAATATGGAAGAAAATATGTCAAGAACTAAATTGGCGGTTTATCCCTACTATATAAGTATAAGTATATATAACAAATCTAAGAGATTCTTAAAAAACTTCTTCCAATTTTGCTTGTTGCAAACATACCTATACCAGAAGCAATTTGTAAATAAAATACGTTGGTTTTTTTTGTACAGCAAACTAAATAACTAGATAACACAATGAATGCCAAGAAAAACATCCAAAATAAGCCAGTGTAAAAATCCATTCTATATATATATAGAATTAAAAATATTAATAATTATATTTATCAATATCGCGATAAAACAATTATAATTTTTTATTTACTTAATACCAAAAATACTAGCATAGGTAGTTCCACACATACACCGAAATGTAAAGTGCTTTGCCTTTGCTTTGTTGATGCCATCACGTAGTTCTAACATTCGGCGAGTAGTATCCACGTCTGTAATGAGATTGGCAAATTCTGCCAATTCGGAAATATTGTTTACAATACAACAACTTGAAAAGGTCTTAACTGGAATACGCGTAGGAAACACTTTACCCAAAGACATCGCACGCGGTGTAATAATTAGCAGGAACAAACATACAAGGACAAGCTTCATCGTTTAGAGTTACTTTGTTTTGTTATACTTGTTTAAAACTCCATTTCAATTTTAAACAAGGTTAATAACATATTATTTAAAAATTGATTTATTATTATACTAATTTAATAGTTAGTATAGTAATAATAATGATTAGTATATTACCTTTAAAATCTAGAACTACCCCGGTTCGCAGAGAGAAAAAATTAAAAGCAGGTGTAAAAGTATCTTATACTTATTATAATAATTTTGAGGAACATATAATAGATAAGCTAAATCCGAGTTTAGAAGAGGAAAAAAGTATGTATGAAGAAGCAAAAAATTTATGTTATAAATTCAATGAAATAATAGAAATTGCTTCAAATAATATTACACCTTATATAGAAAAATATTTTAGAATAGTTGAAAAAAAAGTTGATTATGATTTGATTGAACTTCCTATTCCACCTTATATTCTAGGCATATGGTTAGGAGATGGAAATACTAGAAATTTAGGACTTACAAATATAGATAAATGTATTATAGAGGAATGGTGTAATTATGCCAAGAAAAATAAATTACATATTAGAAAATCAGATGAAAAAGAAAGAAAAACCGACATAAAAGAATATGAGACAGAGTATGTTACTTCATATCATATTACATCAACAACCGATTGTAAAATAAAAAATACTATATTAGATAAATTTAAAAAATTAAATTTAATTAATAATAAACATATACCAGAAATTTATTTGAAAAATTCACAAGAAAATAGATTAGAATTACTAGCAGGACTTATAGATACTGATGGAAGTATTAATAAACAAGCATATGAAATAACTCAGAAAAATAAAAATTTAGCAGAACACATTGTTATTCTTGCTAAAAGTTTGGGATTTTCAACATTAATGAAAACAAGCATTAAACATTGTACTAATTCTTCAAATATAGAACATAAAGGTACTTATTATCGAATTAGTATTTCATTAAATCAAATTACACCTATTATTCCGGTTAAATGTGAAAGAAAAAAGCAACCTGTAAATTTCAAATATACATATAATTACAAAATAAAAGGTCTAGATAATGCTTTAATTACACCAAGAATTATATGGACAGAAGAATTAAAAATAGAGTTAATGAAAACGATATTGTCTTTTCAAAAAATAGAACCAAACCAGCAAATACCTTGGGCTAGATTACATGAATTTAATGATAAATTACCAAAAAATAAAGGAGGGTCAATGAGATCACAATATAGAATATTAAAAACAGATACTAAATATTTAACTTTAGATACTATAATCTTTAATCCAGTAGAAATAGAATGGATGAATAATTATAATGATATAAAAAATATATGGACTAATGAACAATCCAATAAAACTTTATCTGATAGTTTACGCGATTGGTATTATAATCAAATAAAATATGATAAAGATGAAAATTTTTATTGTACAAAATCAAAATTATTGGAAGAATTAAAATCACTTCAATCTAAAAGTATTCGTTCTCAAATTCTACCCATTCTTGAAAATATTAGAAATGATATTAAAAATGGTATTGAAAATAAACATGGTATAATATTATTAAAAAATGAGAAATTATATATTCCTTTGCATTGTGAATATAATAATGTTAAAATAGGTCATATTATTAGTACGTTAAAAAGTTTATTACAATCCGATAGTATAAAAATAGTATTTGATATTTATGAAAACAAAAAAGATATAGAAAATGCTTTTAATAGTATTTTGGATGATTGTCATTTAAATAAAGCTGAATGTAGAAAAAATATGATTATTCAATTAGATGAAAAAAAAAATATTATTAAGGAACACAAATCTTGTGAAAGTGCCGCAGAATATTTAGTTTTAAATAAAGAGATTAAAAGTATAGAAAGTGGAAAAAGATTAATTTCAAGTGCGTGTAAATCAAATAATATATGTTATAAATATTACTGGTCTAATTGGTTAGAATATTATACATATATTTAAACATAAATGCTTAAATTATTATGAAAAAAATTGATTTATTATTATACTAGCTTTGTTTATAGTATAATAATAGCAATAATGCCTTTTACAAAAGCAACCAAGTTTGTATATAGCAAGACACTATTTAATATGTTATTTTTAAATGAAGTGGGGCCGCTTGGGCGGTGGAGTCAAGAGAGATGTGCGATTAAATTAAACAAAAAAATAGATTTAGCGAATGAAGACAATTGTGGCCCATGTGGTGAATATATATTAGAAAAATTAAAAATTACTACAACACGAACCTCTCCTTGGTTAATGGCGGAGCAGGAAGAAAAAGAAAATAAAAATTGAAATCTTAAAATGAAACTATTAAACACAGCCCACCACACACCACAGAGTGTTATTGCGAATGACTACTACTACTGACACAATGCTTCATCTGTGCAACTTCCCGTGCTTGCCGATTGAGTTGTCGTCCAAAATTTACGGAGAAGTATTGAACAATCATCGAGAAAAAAGTGCGAACACCATTATTCGTTATTGGTTTAACCATATATCAAAAAAAATTACAGCCACACAATTGATATTAAGTGTGAATTCAAAAATTATTGGTGTTAATTATTATTTTAGATATCATATACTAAATGAATTATACTTTGTCTTAACCTATTGCGTTAAATATTTAACTGGAAGAACAGAAGATAAAGACTGGTGGCTGCAACAATTAGACATTATTGAAGGATATCTAACATATAATCACTATCAATTTAGTTATTCAAATGAACAAAGTTTCATGTTTTTAGAAACCCCAAAAGCAAAATGGAGTGCAGTAAAAAAAGCACATAATAAATTACTGCATCTATTTTGGGATGATCTGAATCAGTAAGTTTATTTAAGTTTCTTTAAGTTTATTTAACTTTATTAATAAATTGATCGAACAAAATACTTTTCACTTCTTTACATCTAAACTCTTCATATTTTTTCGCGAATTTTTCTTTGTCAGGCCATTTTTCTTGTAGTTTTTCAATCTCGGCTTTCCAACTTTTCATTGACAATCCGCGCTTGGCAATAAAGTCTTCCATGTCTTCTAATATTAAGGCGAATAATTGTTGAAGCGGTTTCATGATTTGATTGGTAATATAAAAGCTATAATCAATCTTCAGTTTATTTTTTTCTATAAATGCGGGGGTCTCAATTTTTTCTCCTTGTAATGCTTTTTTGTCTTTATTTTCAATGTATATAAATTCAATTCTGTCGCCGGGTTTCGGTTGATTTCCCGGTTCTCGTTCTCCTATTCTCATTGCTAATACATTATGCGCAATTTGTTGTGGATTTTTGTAATACGATCGCAGTGATTTTGTGATTATTAATTTTTGTGTCAAGTAAGTTTCGTTCACAACCTCTTCTAATGATTTTTTAACAAATTCAACGGCTTTATAAACCACTTGCTCTTTCATTAAGATGTCAATCACGCCACCATAAATATCTTTTACTATGGGAGCATTATCTCTTCGTTTTAATACAATGCCCATTGATTTTCGTTTACCTTTGTTCACGTCATCTTCATATAAAATTCCAACATAACGTTTTTTAGATAATAAACAAAATGGCAGAAATGTTTTTTCATATTCTAGGTCATGCGGCGATTTTAAAAACATACTAGCTAATGCTCCCGCTTTTTTAGCCAGTTCGATTGTTATTTCTAATGCTTTCTTTCCAACGATTGGTTTGTCCTCGGTATCTTTTAAGTTAAATGTGAAGAAGACAGAATCGGTATCGCCATAAATATATTCACCTTTACATTTTACGAGTCCATGATTTGTTGTTTCTTCTACTACATTATCATAACATTCTTCAATCACTTCTTTTGCATAAATCAATAATTTTCTACCAGTTGCGGTTGTGCTAGCCGCAATATCTTTATCATAAAACGAACTGGTTTTTGCGCCAGTTTGTCCATACAATGAATTCGCAGTAACTTTAATGGCTAATTGTCGTTTATCCAAAATATTCATCATAAATGGGTCTTTTTCGTTCTTCATTTGTTTTTTAGTATTTTTTCTAGCCGCTAACAGCTCTTCTAAGATAGAAGGCAGAATTGCTTTGCTTTCTTGAAATTGAACAAATCGACATACTTTATACCCACATTTTTCTTTGATGGCGCGTCCTTTTGGTGTTTTTCTTACCCATTTAAACGTATCATAGGTTATATTTATATATTCTACATTTGGTAAATTATCATAACTATACACACCCTCCACTTTTTCTCCGGTTTCTTTTATTAAGGTATCTGTCAAATCATATTCTTTTGTCCATACTTTGCTGTCATGAGATATATTTTCACTAATAATAGAAGACGGATAAAGCGAACTATAATCAACACACGCAACTGGTGTATTTAAATATAAATTACACTTTGGAGGCAATACAATTGCGCCTTCATACCCATCATCGCTTGTATCTTTTTCTATCAATGGCATAAGTGTATTTTTTTCACGGCATTTCTGAGCAACGTAAGAGGTTAATTTAATGCCTTGCCCTCGAAACACTAAGAAACTCATGGGCACCCAACACAAATTAGACATTTCTGTGTATGTCGTTAACGTATCATTTTTAAGCATCAAATCGTGAACTAATTCCGTATCCTTTATACAATATTTTCCAACAATAGAACGGCCTTGTGAGCCGCCGTTTGTTGTTAAATGAAAGATGTCTTGCGGTCCAATATCGTCTTTTCCAAGACACCATCGCAAAAGTTTTGTTTTATCTGGATGAATAACTTCATTTAAAAGAATCACGTTGTCGCGAATGTTAAACACTTTGAATTTTTTACCATTTTGAAATTGTTCGGTGGAGTGTCCAATTTCTTCAATTACAATATAATCGTTGATGGCGAGTCCTGTTAAATTTTTTGTAACCAACAAGGAAGTATTATTTTCATAGGTAATCTCATTAATTACATCCCCAATGAAATGTCCTGATACATAATCTAATTTATAACTTGGCAATTGTTCTTCGCGTCGAAATAAATTTAGAAAATCAATCTGCATTCGCCCAGACATATGAAAATAACGTAAATTATATTGGCCACTAGCAATTTTCAAACTAGTTTCTTCTATTGAAATTGCGCGTGGCTTATCGGGTCCTTGCCATACTTCCTTATAACATTTTTCATTTTTGAATCTTGACAATTTGCTAAATTCTGGCATACAATTTAACTCAATGCTTCTATCAAACATAAATCCTTCGTCCCAGCCATGATGATTGTATCCAATTATAATGTCTGGATTTTCTAATTGAACAAACTTAGTCCACGCTAACAATGCTTCTTTTTCAGTTGAATAGGTTTCAACAATTGCGTTTTCAATTGGATCACACGTATTTACAACAATACAATGTCTTAAATAAGGTTTTGGTTCGCCGTTTCTCCGAATGCTTGACCCAATAAAGGTAACTTTATCGCCTTCAATTTCTGGAAATAAGCCTTCCCATTTATTTAGATGTCTTGGGTTATGCTGCCCAAAACATTTTGTGAATTCTATAATTTTAGAATTTCTAACACATTCACTATCATTGATAATGTCTAAAATCGTGTGTTCTAGTTTTTTTACTCCTAGTTTTGGTGCCGTTTTATATTTTTTTTTTGGAACCATTTCTTCAATGGTTAGTCCGTCATCACTTGTGCCATCAGCCTCATCATTGTCCTCGTCTTCTTCTTCTTCGGATTCCTCTTGAAGATCAATATAAGTTGATTTTTTAGCAGGCTTAATTGTTAACAATTCTTCAATTCTCAAGTCTAATTCTTCTTCGGTTATTTTACTTTTTAAATACACGCGTTGAATTGCTTTACGAATGCTATCGCTTTCACTATTGTTTTCACTATTGCTTTCACTATTGCTTTCACTATTGCTTTCACTATTGCTTTCACTATTGCTATTGTTATTTTTAAACGCTGTTTTGATTAATTTTTTTAATAAAGAAGCAGAGCAGTCACTAATTTTATTCATTAGTAAATAATCAATGATGTTTGCCGCAAGTTTACTATAATTTTTTTTAGCAAGTGGAAAATCGCCGTGACTACTTGAAGCCTCAATATCAAGGCTTAAAATTTTAAAGGGAACGCACATTTTTTCTTTTTCTGGGTTGAGATAAGGTCCTAACTTTTTATAATTAATAATAAATTCATAATCACAGGTCGTATACTTTTGTTTTGTATGCGAATAACTTCCATTTGCCAACTCAATCCAACCCGATGGGTTAATTTTACGGATATGAAACAATCTAAGCAGCGGAGGGATTTGTGCTTCGTATAATTTAGTTTGACAATTTAGAAATTCAAGACCATTGACTTTTAATTTTTTTTCATAACTTCCAATGGTTTTAATTTCATCATAATATAAATTTTTACACTTATTAAATGCTTGTAAACTAGTAAAGGAGACTTTGATAAAATTATATTGTTTTTTGTTATCAAATCCGTAAAGTTTATGTCGTTTCATTAATTTTCCACTGAGTAAAGAATCTTCATAATAGCCTCCCATTCCATTTCTTAAAAAAGAAATGAAATCAGATACATTTGTATTATTCCAATCGTCGTCGACTTTAATGTAAAAGAAGGGATAATAGTCTTTTACAAAGATACATGCCGTTTTACCCGTTTCGTCTATACCATACATTTGAATGATGAATTGTTTTAAATCTTTACCAGGTACATATTCTATTTTGTCAAGGTGTAAATCTTCTCGTATGTCATATTCAAATAGTTTGAATTGATACGAAGGCATTGTATTAGTAATCGTGTTATTTTATTTTTATTATTTAATAGTATTTAATTCAATTTTTATAAATCGTTGATTACCATAAATAAATATGGCTTAATAATTTTGGAGTATAATATCCATTACTTTTAACTTTTTCTTTTTTAATTGCCAATGTTTTATTTCTAGTTCCTGAATGTCGTAAAAAATAATTTTCCATTCGTTTTCTTGTGTTATGATTTTGACTTTTGTATAATCCCAAGGGCGTTCTATCTTTATATTGTTGATAATTTTTATCTCCAAAATGTAGTTTCCTTATTTTTTGGGTTTTTTTATTTTTAATGTAGGCCGTATATTTTTTATTTGCGGGGCCTTTTTCAAAGTTAACAATGATTTCTTTCATTCTTCTTCTTTATATTACTATAATAATTAATATAATATTAATATAATAATTACTATAATATTAATGATATAATATATAATTATAGAAAAGATAAAATATTAAGACCGCTCATCCCTGTGCTCAAGAAGGGGATGCTCTTCAACCTCGATACCGCGAACATTGTTTACAATTCGATTAGCATAATCCATATTTTCTCTTATCATAGCATATACTGAATGAATTCTATCATACATGTTCATAAATTCAGGTTGAACAGCTCGTAAATATTGATATCTTTCTAATCCCGTTGCTTCATGTGGATAGTCAATATAAATAGAATCACCTAGCTCAACGAGTTGTATTATATCATTGTATCTTCTGGTTCCTTCATTAAGAATTAATACTGCTTCATCATAAGTTATTCGTGATGGATTTTCTAGTGGGGCATTGCGTTCTTCTAAGAATTCTAGTTCCGACATTCTTCCTAATAGTTCCGCTATTGTTTCTTGTATATTTATTTCTGGTGATTGTTGTGATGGTGATGGTGATGGTGGTTGTTCTGTTGTTTGTCTTCTTCTAAAAGATATATTAGTTACATCTACCATGCAATTTGGGCATCTTCCATCAGTAGAGGTTAAACCCGGCAGTATACATTTGGTATGAAATATGTGAAAACATGGTAATGTTATAGCAACTTTTTGAGTCAAATGATTAATTGGGTATAAACACACTGAACAATTATCAGTTGACATATTATCTTTCATTCTTTTTATATTTTTTCTACTTTTGAAACCTCTATATATTCTCTGAATTTTACGTGTTGCTCTTGAACGTCTATGAGAAGGCATATATATATAATATTATAATATTAATAAATATATTATTAAAAATGATAATGACAAAAAATAAAATTAACTAGAGGAACTGATCAAGCGAATAAAAAAAGAGGAGACGCCGACCGAGCGGTTGTGGCGAGAATCCCTCGTGGAAGAAGGTTACACAATTTATCAAGGACTTAAAGAATTGGAACGAAGTGACCAACTTTTTGATCGAGATTTTGCCAGTGTTTACAGGAGAAAGTATAAAATTTTCAACTTATGAAACCTCTATATTGTTTGAATTTTACGAGTTGCGCTTAACATTTTTTGTTTTTTTTTACTTTTAATCTTCTTAGCCAAGATGAACTACGTCTTTGCAAAGGCATATATTATATTAGTACTACCTTCAATAATTTGCTGCATTATGTTAACCATTAGTAAAATTTCTCATTGCGTCAGCCAATTCCCTAGTAGCAAATCTAAGCGTATTATTTAAAATTCGTTCGCGTTGAGGATCATTTATTTCTGAAATTTGATAGTCAGTAAGTTCTTGTTGAGCTCTATCTAACCGAGATTGTGCATCCCACCTCCGTTGCAGATGTAATAAGTGTGGGCTTGGATTACCAGATATCGCTCTTTGTGTTTGTCTTGGAGGTCGTAATGATTGTATTTGTGCATTAGTCATATTTATTACTGGTGATTGTTGTGATGGTGGCGGTGGTGGTGGCGGTGGTAGTGGTTGTGCTCTTGCTTGTCTTCTTCTAAAAGATATATTATTTACATTTACCATGCAATTTGGGCATCTTCCATCAGTAGCGGATAAACCCTTCAGCATACACTCGGTATGTAACACGTGAAAACATGGTAATGCTATAGCAACTTTTTGAGTCAAATGATTCATTGGTTCTAAACACCATGAACAATTATCAGTTGACATATTATCTTTCATTCTTTTTATATTTTTTCTACTTTTGAAACCTCTATAGCTTCTCTGAATTCTACGCGTTGCGCTTGACAATTGTTGTTTTTGTCTTTTTTTAGTTTTAAATCTTCTTTGAATTTTTTTAGCTGCTGAACTTTTTATTTGGGATGAACTACGTGTTTGTGAAGGCATATAATATATATATAATATAATATAAATAATTAATTAATATAAATAAATAGTTAAAATTAATTTACTATCTAATATATAACAATGAGCAATGAGTGCCAAGAATTAAAAAACATTAAATATAAAACAATGCTTTTAAATGGAAATCAAAAAAAATTAACGTCGGTAATAAATACTATGTCAACAATGTCAAATTTAGATGTATTGTTGGATAATGAAACTAAAAAAAACAAGGAAGAATCGTGGAATAAATTAGATAAATCTGCGAAAATGGAAAAAATTACACAATATATTGAAACGATTGCGAATACTCACACATTAACCATCGAAGAGAAAGAAGAATTAAAAAAATATTTAAGTACTATTTTAGATAAAAAATCACTTCAAAGAAACAAAGATGTTATCTATAAAAAAGAATCTGGAGTGTTGGAAAGCATTCCAACATTACAATTTAATAATTCTACCAGAAAATTTACATTGCGCCAAAAGCATTTACCATCCGCGTTAAAAAATTTAGGACCCACACGAAAAAATAAAGGATCCAATCGAGCAATTTCGCCAGATAAATCGTAATCTTTTTTTATTATTATTAACAATTAATACCAATTAATACCAATTAATACCAACAATTAATACTTATTAATTATTAATAATTATTAATAACAAGTAATACTATAAAATTGATAATAAATAGAACGCAAGGTATAATAGTAAGATGACAACGTTAAATGCCCAAAAATTAACGAGCGCAGAAATTACAACCATTAAAAAGAAATGTATTGAATTATTTAATTGTTACGTATCGAATCATATTTTAGAACTTAGTAAAGAATGTTTTGATCATAAAGTAACTGATTATATTTATAATCATATCATGTATGATACTTCGATTCCAAAAACTGAAACCATAAGAACAATTATTAAAAAAACCATTAAAATGGCATGGTGTAAAATTATGCCATATCGATCCTATCCTACTAGTTATATTAGGAATGTAATTGTGAATAAAACTCATTTAGAGAACAAGTTAGACTATTTACGAACGATTGAACAACCAGCACAAAGAACTGCTGAATGGTATGCCTTTAGACATAATCTACTAACGGCAAGTTCAATTTGGAAAGTGTTTGGGTCTGAACCATTTGTAAATAGTATTATTTATGAAAAATGTAAATCAAGAGTTGAGTTCACACAACTTTCATTGGATTCACCAATGCACTGGGGTCAAAAATATGAGCCCATATCGGTTAAACTATATGAACAGACTTATAATACTTCCGTTCATGAATTTGGATGCATTCAACATCCAAACTATTCTTTTATTGGAGCTTCGCCAGATGGTATTAATGTAGATCCAAAGAATGGACGATATGGTAGAATGTTAGAAATTAAAAACGTGGTAAGCCGAACAATCACGGGCATTCCAAAAATGGAATATTGGATTCAAGTTCAAGTTCAATTGGAAACATGTGATTTAAACGAATGTGATTTTTTAGAAACTAAATTTGTGGAGTATGATTCTTACAATGACTTTATGAAGGATGGAACCTTTACTTATAGTAGCGAGAATAAACAAAAAGGAATTCTATTATTATTTACAAAAAATGGGAATACGTTTTATGAATATCCACCATTATTATTAAATGAGATGGAGTATGCGGAATGGGAACAAGCCATTCTTATAAAGCATGAGGACGCAATTTGGTTAAAAACAATTTACTGGAAGTTAGATATTTTTAGTAATGTGCTAATTTTACGGAATAAAGTATGGTTTGAGCATGCCTTGCCTAAAATAAAAGAGGTTTGGAATTGTATTGAAAAAGAAAGAATTGAAGGATGCGAACATCGAGCTCCAAAAAAACGTACGTCAACAAATTCAACTGCGACAACGTCTTCCTCCAACAACAGCAATAATTGCAACAACAGCAACTTAATTAAAGTTTGCTACATTACAGCTTAAGAGGACATATAGGTATACTAGAAATTAATTGATTTATTAAAAATGCTTAAAATAATAACTATAATTATACTATACTATACATGGAAACAAAACCCGCTACATTAGATGAAACCAAAGATATGATTGTTATTAAACGATCTGGACGAAGGGAAGCGGTATCCTTTGATAAAATATTAACGAGAGTTAAAAAAATTGGGGAAGAATTTGAGTTAAAAATTAATTATACAAGTTTAGTAATTAAAGTAATCGATCAACTACATGATACAATTAGTACAAGTAAAATCGATGAACTAACTGCGGAACAGGCAGCATCGCTTTCAACTAAACATCCCGATTATGGAGTGTTAGCAAGTGCCTTAGTTGTTTCTAATTTACAAAAAAATACAAACGATGTATTTTCAGAGGCTATGAATGAGTTAGCCATCAATACTCTTGTAACACAAGAGTTTATAAATTTTGTGAATTTAAATAGTGTTTTTTTAAATGCCTTAATTGTGAATTCAAGAGATTATTTGATTGATTATTTTGGATTTAAAACGCTTGAACGAGCTTATTTAATGCATATTAATAAACGAATTGTAGAACGACCTCAATATATGTGGCTTCGTGTAGCAATTTCTATTCATTTAAATGACTTAGAGAAGATTAAAACAACCTATGATTTGCTTTCGCAAAAATATTTTACACATGCTACGCCAACTTTATATAATGCTGGAACTCCGAGACCACAATTAAGTTCTTGTTTTTTAGTAGCAATGGAAGACGACAGCGTGGATGGTATTTATAATACATTAAAAGAATGTGCCAATATTTCACAACATGCTGGAGGAATTGGGTTGCATATTCATAATATTCGAGCCACTGGCTCTTATATTAAAGGCACAAATGGTACTTCCAATGGGATTGTTCCAATGTTAGGAGTCTTTAATAAAACGGCTCGTTATATTGACCAAGGCGGCGGTAAGCGGCCAGGTAGTTTTGCGATTTACATTGAACCACACCATCCTGATATTGAAGATTTTTTAGATTTAAAAAAAAATCATGGAGACGAAGAATTGAGAGCGAGAGATTTATTTTACGCACTTTGGATTTCGGATTTATTTATGGAACGGGTTCATACAAATAGTGTGTGGTCGTTGTTTTGTCCGAATAAAGCACCAGGATTGGACGAGTGTTATGGCGAAGCTTTTACTAAATTATATCTTGATTATGAAAAACAAAAAAATATAGTAAACAAATTAATGCGCGTGACTTATGGTTAAAAATTTTAGATTCACAAATCGAAACAGGGACTCCCTATATGCTTTATAAAGACCATATTAACTCCAAGACAAATCAGAAAAATTTAGGAACAATTAAATCGAGCAATTTATGTACTGAAATTACAGAATATAGTAACAAAAATGAGACCGCCGTTTGTAATTTGGCATCCATTGGATTAACCAAGTTTATTAAGTATACAAAGAATCCATTTACCGAAGTGTCAATTTATGTCAAGAAACATTGTTCAAATTCATTATTATTAAAAGGATTGCTTCGAAAACGTAAAATTAATTTTCAAGAATACATTCTTGAAACGGAGGAAGACTTTGTTTTATTCGAAACAACCTTTGGAGCAACAAGGGATACCTTGCCGCAATTAGTAGACAACCATTCGTTAGTTGGAAGTTATCAAATGGTTGAATCACTTTTAAGAAATACATTTGACTATGAGGAACTTCATAGTGTCACTAAAATAGTAACTGAAAATTTGAATAAAATAATTGATATTAATTATTATCCAACAAGTAAAACAAAACGCAGTAATTTATATCACAGACCAATTGGAATTGGGATTCAAGGGTTAGCCGATGTATTTTTATTATTAGATTATCCATTTGAAAGTGAAGAAGCCAAGAACATTAATAAAAATATTTTTAAAACGATTTATCATGCAGCATTAGAGAAGTCTAATGAGATTGCGAAAGAAAGACAAAATGAGATGAATTATTTACTTTACAATTATAGAATGGAAAATTGGAAGTTTGAAACGGAATCAGACCTGTGTACTGACTATATTGTTTATAATGTTACCGATGCTTCCATTGAACTTTCGCGTAAAAAGGACAAACTTCTGAAGGCATTGTTAGAAAAACATCGACCGATTCGAAAAGAAGTTGATGTCGAGTGGAATACATTTGATTCTTGTGCGAGTTTTTGTGGTGCGTATTCGTCGTTTGAAAATAGCCCAGCACACAAAGGCATTTTACAATTTGACATGTGGAAGGTTGACCCTGCGAAGGATTCTACTATGAATTATGATTGGGATAAATTAAAAGAGAGTATTAAACACTATGGAGTAAGAAATAGTTTATTGGTTGCGCCGATGCCGACTGCCAGCACTAGTCAAATTTTAGGAAATAATGAATGTTTTGAACCATTGACAAGTAATATTTATTCGCGTAGAACATTGGCAAGGGAATTTGTGTTGGCAAACAAATACTTAATTGAAGATTTAATAAGTGTGGGACTCTGGGATGAAACAATTAAAAACAATATTATTCAAAATAAAGGGAGTGTTTAATATATTGAAACTTTACCAAAACAATTAAAAGAAAAATATAAGATCGTATGGGAAATGTCGATGAAAAATTTGATTGATATGTCTAGAGATCGAGGTGCGTATATTTGTCAGTCACAAAGTTTAAATTTATGGGTGGAAGATCCGACCCATAAAGGATTAACAAGTATGCATTTTTATAGCTGGAAGCAAGGACTTAAAACAGGATTGTATTATTTACGACGAAAAGCAAGACATCAGCCGCAACAATTTACAATTGAACCCGAGGCTATCAAAAAACTAGAAAAAGATGGAAAAGATGCGTGTTTGATGTGCTCTGGTTAGGGTAAGGGCTCTTGTCCTTAAACAAATATAATGTTCCTTTAGTTTTGAATAATTATTTTTTTCTCTCTTTCTATATATAAAGTATGTCGATGCCAGAAGAAGTGATTCCGCCAGAAAAAGAAATGTTTATTATATTAAACTCTTTGAACCAAAGAACTCTTCATCGCCCGAACGCGGACGAGCCAAAACCAAAAACTTTAGATGATATTATTACAAAATTGAATAAAGACAGGTATCTCCAAATTGAGTCGCTGTTAAGTGAAAACGATAAAGACAGAGTTCCCGGAATTGAGCTCGTCTTGTCGAAGTTAAGAGCATACTATACTAATGCAGACTATACTGCATATACCAGGGATGAGTTTGAAATTCGTGAATACGATGATGTCTTTGACTTAAACTACTCTCTTATAAAATTATATGGTCCAGATGGTGACCACGTTATTAAAAGACTTAGCTGTTCTATTGATGCATTAAATACATTTATGAGAAATCAAGATATAGGTTTAGAGATAACTAAAAAACTTAGTCGTGAAGAAAGTCGTGAAAAAAGTCGTGAAGAAATAATCAAAAAAATTAAATTCTTACAATCACAAGTTGTTGAGTTAGTAGAAACTGAAATTCGATTCTTAAGGAATAAGTTAGAAGCGGAATCTGACAGCATACCTCGCTCAGGAGGAAAAAAACATAGAAACTCCAAAAAACATAGAAACTCCAAACAACATAGAAACTCCAAACAACATAGAAACTCCAAACAACATAGAAACTCCAAAAAACGTAGAAACTCCAAACAACATAGAAACTCCAAATTATTATACTAAGACAAAGGATTACTCAAAATTGCTTATCCCATTTAGGAGTTTTTAAAGCTGGTTTCTTTAAATAAGGGGGACAAATACTCTTTAGACCCATCAGTTTTAAAACTGGAAGCCTTATTTTATTATAACTTATATAATTATATATATAAGTTATATATAGAATGTCTTATAATGCGCGCGTTAGAGCCTTACAACGTCGTTCTACAGGAGCTAAATGTGAATGTGATGTTAAATGTCAACACGCTTGGATGACTGGGTCAAGCCAAGCAAATAGTATTGGGATATCTTCTCGATTAACGAATACAATAAGAAATAGAACAAATACTATAAAAATAGAAAACTCGGTTAGAATCGATACTAAAAATAATGTGCTTGTTCAAAATCAGTTAAGTGGGGTTGGAAGATTTAGAAGCCAATTTTTTAAAGGCGATGGCATTCAATACGCAAGATATGTTTATGTACCTACGAATTAACAAGGCTTACCTATGTCAATACCTATGTCAATACCTATATCAATGCCTATATCAATACCATGTTCCATTTTATAATAACATCTAAAACATGCTAACACATCAATTAGCGCATTATGTAGCCCTGCGAGTTCTTCCTTAAAATAGTGCTTGTATAATTCGATTAATTTTGGATATTTTATATATTTTTTTCCGCTTAGGCTTGTCGTCTCTATATTTGTAATTGTTTTTCCTTTCATCATAGTGCAGTACTTAAGAATCGGTTTCTCTTCTTTATTCCTAGTAAAATTGAAAGGTAGAGAATTTCGAATACATTCTACGCGAATCATATTTATATCAAAGTCAATGTTATGGCCTATAATCATGTCCGCAGAAGATAACACGCAAATAAAACGACTAAGAACCTCGAGAATTGGAAGTCCATTGTTCATACACATTTCATTTGTTATATTATGAATGGCCATACTCTCTTTGGAAATTTGTATAGTATTTAATTGAACCAACGATTCATAGTGTTCTATTATTTTATTTGAAGACGTATCAAATACTATATATGCTAATTGAATAATATGCGGCCATTTATGAGTTGAGTAGATCGATTGGTTTCTCTCTTCTGGTAGTCCAGAAGTTTCTGTGTCAAAGATTACTAGTTTCATTAGTTATCTTTCCTTTGTTCTCTTTATTTCACTTTATTGTTAGTTATTGTTTATTCTTAAATTCAATTTTACAATTGTTTAATGATTGTTTAATGATTGTTTAATGATTGTTTAATGATTGTTTATGAAAATTAACAATTCCTCCTCTTGGCACTATTTCTTTTTTATAAACGTCATGATAATCACTTAAAAGTGTATTTAAAAAGGTGGACGGAGACTCTTGATAGCTTTTATAGGCGTCTTCCCGATTCAATTGTAATGAGAATGGTTCTTTTTGTTTTAAAGTTATACTAAGTATGAATGCTAACGTAGCTAGGATGAATAGTAACATAATTAGGTTAATAAAAAACATAGTATATATTATAATATTATAATACTATAATCTTTCATTCATTCATTCATTCATTCATTATAAGAAATTTGTTTTTTTTTAGGATTTTTATGTTTCTCTAATTTTTTATCGGTTTCAATATAATTCGCAGAGATTTCATAATATTCATCTTCAAGAATTTTTTTAATTTTATTGTATACTAAATACAAAGTACATTCTTCGCATCTACCAACAATTAAAACGCTCCCCGTTCGAAAGATCATAAATGAAATACTATAATTTTTATTTGTTTTTTCATCGACTAAATAATATTTACATTGAATGCCTGGATATTGGCAAGAATCATAAATACAATCAATATTGTATTTATTCTTTAAAATTTCTAATAATTTGTCTCTGTCTAAATAAAATCCACAATTAAAATTTGAATTGATCAATACTGTTTCAGATTTACTTACGTCATAATCAATGTTTGGATTCTTAGAATACAACTTTAAATTTTTAATTAGTAAATCAAGTGTCGCAATTAAAGTAGAATCTTCCTTAATTCCTGGTATCTCTAATTTACCAGTATTAAATACTTTCACATGAATTTCTTTAAATTTGTTTTCTAAATAAATTAGCAAGATTAACACAAAGCAATTATAAAATGCGCTTCGTTTTTTTGAACGATAGGATACGATATCTTTTTGACACAATCCAATACTAATTTTTCTAATATCTTTAAATTTAATGCGGCCATTTGGATTGATGATTCTACTAATAATATGATTATCGACATTCTTTTCATTCTCTATTTTTTTAATAAGACTATCAACATCCTCTTGATTCGTAAAATTAAATTTCATTTGTTTTTTAACTACCCCGACTTCTTGTAAATGATAAGGTAGCACTTGAATGTTTAAAAAGGTATCTTCCAAATCAATCGTACTATTTAAATAGGCTATTTTTGTTTTTGTAGATATGTATATCTCGGAAGCCACTGGAATCATATCTGGTTTAATTTTATGTTCCACAATTTCGTCATCAAGATTTCCATATTTACAAAAAAGCGACCAAGCATTATCTACATCATAAATATTCTCACTCATACTATTGTTGTTTGTTATAGTTATTTATAGTAACAACTCTTTATTTTCAATTTTATAATATAAAGAAAAGAAAGAATTATAAACTCTCTGTAAAAAGATAATATAATAAATTTAATTTATTGTCAATTGTATTATTTGAATTATGTAAAATATATTCTATATTTTTTAGTGTCTTATAATTTAAATACTCTTTGTTTGTTTTTATTTTATGATTACAATATTTTTTTAGGATGGTATCAATATCAATATTGTAATTTTCTATTAATGATTTGAATTTTACAATAAAGTTAGCATTGTTGCCTTTAATAAGCCTGTCTATTTTACTATAGACATCTTTGCTTATAATTGAAATGTTATAGGTTGTAAACTGATTGCACTGCATAAAATTTATCATGCTTAGTATATCCGATTTATAATTTATACACAAGCATTCTAATTGTTCGGCGGTTAACTTTAAATTTTCACTTACGTTAATTGTGGATAAAAATTTTAAGATTTCATTTTTGGGCAATTGATTAAAACGTATTTTAACTAATTCATTTTGGAGGCAATCTTCTATTTTGCTAATATAATTACAGATCAAATAAAATCGTATATTTGGTTGATATTCTTGTAATACATATTTTAAGGCTTGTTGTGCGTTTTTTGTCATATAATCAACTTCATCTAGAATTATAAATTTCATTCCTTCCGCTAATATATTTTTAGAATTCACAAAATTATTTATTTGGTTTCTAATAATATCTATACCTCTCTCATCCGACGCATTTAAATGAATCATTAGACCTTTATTTAATTGATTGTTCTCTTGTTGATATTTATGGATTAAATTCATGATTGTGGTGGTTTTACCAGTTCCTGGTGGACCATACAATAATAAATTTGGCGAATATTGATTGTTAAAAATATTATTAAAGATTTTTTTATTTTCATCACTTAGCACAATGGTTTCAAAATTGGTTGGTCTATATTTTTCGACCCACGGAATATAATTTTTGTCATTCTTTAAGTTCTCATTCTCATACATGAATTTATATTATAAATAACTTTAAACGCTTTTACAATAAAATTGATTTAAAATGAATCCTTTGTACTTTATGAAAGAAAGAATGGGGACGCTTGAATTAATTCTTGGACCAATGTTTTCTGGAAAAACAAAATTATTGATTTCTCGTTATAATGACGTTGTCGCGGGAAATGGTGGCGATCCAACAAATAAGATATTAGTCGTGAATTATTATAAAGATACTCGTTATGCTATCAACCGCATTACATCGCATGATGGCGACTCCATTCCTTCAATTAATATTATTTTATTGAGTAATATTTTTGAATTGTATGGAACGAATGAACTTAATACTTTTAAGTTTATTTTTATTAATGAAGCACAATTCTTTCCAGATCTAAAAGAAGTTGTACTTAGATTCATCGAACACTATAACAAAAATATAATCCTTTGTGGGCTTGACAGCGATTTTAAACAAGAGAAATTTGGA